GACCGAGCCCTACGAAATGCACGGCGAGCCGATCGACGTGGACGGCATGCGCACGACGCTCGAACTCATGTGCATCAAGGGTGTGCGCGATGGCCGTTGAAACCAGCTTTCAGCCGATCGCCGGGCTGACCGAGGCCATCGCCACGCTGAAGGCGCTGCCGGACAAGCTGCGCAAGCGGGCGCTCCGCAACGCGCTGGCGGCCGGCGCGCGTCTTGTGCGCGATGCGGCCAAGCGCGCGACGCCGATCCTGAGCGCGTCGGACCCGGCCGTCCGCAAGGGATGGCGCAAGCCCGGCACGCTGCGCAAGGCGCTGGCGGTGCGCACGAGCAAGGTGTCTCGCAAGAAGGGCGCCGTCGGCGTGTTCGTCAACGTGCGGCCGGCGAAGGGTGCCGTCTTCCGCAAGGGCAAGCAGGTCAAGGCCAGCAACCGCGGCGCCAAGAACCCGAACGACCCCTTCTACTGGCGCTTCGTCAACTGGGACATCAATCCGGCTGGCGGCGACCGCAGCAAAGAAGGCAAGGCCGCGCGGCGCAAGCTGAACAAGGACGGCGGCCCGAAGGCGCGTCAAGGCGTGAAGTTCTTGGAGGCTGGCGCGGCCAAGCTCGGCGCGGCGTTCGAGGCGTTCAAAAACCAGCTTGGCGCCGCGCTCGCCAAGATCAACGCGAACCCGAAGGCCAACCCATGAGCGCAGCCGAAGACCTGCGGACCGCGCTGCTTGCGCACACCGCGCTGACGGATGAAGTCGGCCAGCGCGTGCGGCAAGACCTGGGCGACGCGGACGACGACTACCCGTTCGTCGTGTTCAAGCAGACCGGCAAGGAAAGCATCCGCGGCCTCGACGGCAGCCTGCACGCGCGGGTCGATGAGTTCCAGGTCGAGAGCTGGGGCACGACGCGCGCCGACAGCGCGGCCATTCACGACATCGTAGAGGCCGCGCTGCTGGCTGCCGACATCGAGTGCGACCCGGCAGAGCCGGACGCCATCGACCCGGACATCTGGGCGAAGGCCTGTGTCTGGAACGTCCGCATCTGGACCCCGTAGAGAGCAACACCGCAACCCCAACCAAGCCGCCCACCGAGGCGGCTTTTTCGTTCCTGAAAGGACCATGAAATGACCAGCATCGTCGGGCGGGGCATCCGCATCGAATTCGGCACCGCGTACGCAACTGATGTCGTCGTGTCCGCCATCACGCAGGCCGATCCGGGCGCAGTCACCGCGACCGCGCACGCGCAGGCCAACAAGACGGCCGGCTTCCTGTCCAGCGTCGAGGGCATGGTGAACCTCGAAGGCCAGGCCATCCGCGTGGCCGGGCAGACCACCAACGCCTTCAACCTCGAAGACATCGTGACCACGAACCTGCCGGCCTTCACCGGCACGGCGTTGTTCACGCCCGTCAGCACCTGGTCGACGCTGGGCCGGATCACGTCCTACAGCATCGGCGGCGGCGAGGGCGAGAAGCTGGACGACACGGTCCTGCTCGACAACATCAAGCAGGAACTGCAGGGCCTGCTGGCCGCGCAGACGGTGACGTTCAACCTGAACGCGCTGACGATCAGCGACACCGCGATGGCGACCCTGCGCCGCGGTGCGCGCGACAGCACCTACTACGTCTTCCGCATCACCCTGAATGACGGCGCCGTGCGCGTGTTCCGCGGCCAGCCGTCCATGCCCGGTGAAGACGTGCAGAAGGGCGCCATCGGTACCGGCACCTTCAGCGTCACGGTCAAGGGCTTCGTGATCGAAGGCGCGGCCTGATGTCCGAGCACGCCGCGCTGATCAAGCAGCTGCTGGCCGCCCGGGAGCACTGGGTCGACCTTGCGCCCGGCAAGGCGGTGAAGTTCCGCCGGCCGATGGAGGGCGACCTCGAAAGCATGTTCCGCGGCACCCCGCGTCGCTTCAGCGTGCTGCTTGAGGACGTGCAGCGGCACGCCGTCGACTGGCGCGGCTTCAGCGAAGCGGACCTGCTGGGCAAGGGCGTCGGCAACGACGACTCGCTGCCGTTCAGCGCCGAGGTCTGGGCGCTGGCCGTGGGCGACAACCTCGACTGGCTGCAGGCCGCACGCGCCGGGCTGGAGAGCGTGCTCGCATCGCGCATCGAAGCGCGGCTGGCCGCACAGGGAAACTCACCCGCCACCTCGACGCCGAATCCCGCGGCGACGACGGTGGCGACGAGCTAGGCCTCGCGGGTGACGAGCCTGACGCGCTGCCGGCGCTGACCTTCGAGCAACGCATGGCCGCCCGCGCTCGCAACCTGCTGCAAAACGGCATGGGCGGCATCGACTGGTCCGGCCTGCCGCTGGTGTGCGCCTACCTGGGTGTGACGCAGATCGAGCCGTTCATCGACGCGCTGCAGGTGCTGCTGACATACGAACCGCCGGACGACGGCGCGAAGGACTGATATGGCTCTCGCAACCCTCAGTGTGGATCTGGAGGCCCGCCTCGCCAAGTTCGAGCAGGGCATGGACCGCGCCGGGCGGCTGCTGGAAAAGCTCAGCAGCGGCGCCACGACGACCGGCAAGCGCATCAGCGAAATCTTCGCCGGCAACCTGCTGGCCGACGCCGCCGGCCAGGCGCTGCAGCGGCTCGTGACCTTCTTTCCGCAGGTCGCCGACGGCGTGCTTGCGATCAAGGACCTGGCCGAAGCCACCGGCAGCAGCGTCGAGAGCATCAGCGCGCTGGACGACGTCGCGCGCCGGTCGGGCGACAGCCTGCAGGCCGTCGAGGGCGTGCTGATCAAGTTCAACGCCGCGCTGAAGGAAGCCGACGGCCAGAACGGCATCAGCCAGGCGCTGAAGGCCATCGGTCTGGACGCCAAGGAACTGCGCGACCTGGACCCCGCCGAGGCCCTGCAGCGCGCGGCCGTGGCGATCAACGGATTCGCCGATGACGGCAACCGCGCCCGGCTGACGCAGGAACTGTTCGGCAAGGGCGTGAAGGATGCGGCCACGTTCTTGCGGGATCTGGCTGAGGCCGGCAAGTTGAGCGCCAAGGTCACGACCGAGCAGGCAGAGGAGGTCGACAAGTTCAACAAGGAAATTGCGGGGCTTCAGACGAACATCGTCGGCCTTGCCCGCGACATCACGTTTGAGCTGCTGCCGTCGATCAACGGATGGCTTGAGAAGATCCGCGGCGCCGACTTCTCGAAGTTCTTCAACGTCTTCAAGCAAGAGATCAACGCGAACCTCGTCACCGACGAGCTGGCGCGCGTTGTGGCGCAGATCGAAAGCCTGCAGGCAGTCGAGGAACGGCAGGGCCTGACGCCGCTGCTGCAGCGGAAGATGGCCGCGCTTCGTGAAGAGGCCGCCAGCCTCAGCCGCGAAGCGATGCTGGCCAGCGATGCGCTGAAGGGCCTTGTCGGAATCGCGCCGCCGCCAAACGCAGGCGGAGGCCGCGGCTTCGTCAACCCGGCGCTGGCCAAGCCGAGCCTGCCGTTCCTTGAGACGCCGGCCAAGATCAAGGAAGCGAAGACCTCCTTCGAGGACTACCAGCAGACGCTGACCCGCGGCCTGGCCAGCCTGATCGAGCGCACCGACACGGTGAAGCTGGCCGAGCTGAACAACCAGCTGAACAAGCTGGCCGAACTGCCTGCCGCCGGGCTGGACTCGAAGATCGTCGAGCAGGTGCAGCGCCTGCTGGTGCCGCCGTCCGACCCCAACAGCGGCCCGCAACTCAGCGAGGAACTGCAGCGCGTCAAAGACCTGCTGGCCCAGACCGACAGCGCCAAGCTGGCCCCCGCGTCGAAGGACGCCGCCATCCTGCGCGACGAACTGAGCAAGACGGCCGCCGGCAGCGCGAAGTTCATCCAACTGCAGGAGGCGCTTCTCGACGTCGAGACGACCATCGACGAACTGGCAAAGACCATCCCGCAGTTCACGGAGAAGGTGAACGAATCGGCCATTGCCATGCAGCAGACCATCGAGGGCGCGCTCGGCGACAGCCTGCGGTCTGCGCTCAGCGGCAACTTCAAGGACATCGGCAAGATGTGGGAGAGCCTGCTGATCGACATGGCAGCACGGGCCGCGACCGCAAAGCTGATGGACGGCCTTTTCGGAGCGGTCGGCGCTGGCGGCACACGAGTCGGCGGCGGCTGGGTCGACGCGGCCATCAAGGCGTTCGGCACGCTGAGCAACGCCCGCGGCAACGCCTTCGGCCCGGGTGGGCTGTACGCCTTCGCA